TTACGTTTCCGTCCCGTTCTTCACGGTGCGGCTGGCCTGTCGACCCTTTGTAACCTTCCGCGACTTGCCCATGCCGCCGCGGATGTAGTTCACCGTTGTCGATGCCTGCGAATGTCCGGCGGTCGATCGGATGTCATCGAGATCCGCACCGGAATCGTCCGCTTCGGAGATGCCGCCAGCCCGCGCATCCATGTTCCAAAGCCCGGTCGGAATGCCGGCAGCGGTGGCCACCTTGCGCCACTCGCGGGTGTAGCCGTGCATCGCATAGGGCCGCTGTGCCTCTTCATCGATGATCAGCGGGCCCACCCGGCGAGAGGTCGGCACCATGTCGAGAAGACGAACTACCATCGGAATCAGCTTGAGGTCGTGAGCAACAGTCTGGCCTGTTTTCGTGGTGTCCTTGAAGACCTCAAGGTTGTTCGCCAGGTCGGACCACGTCAGCCCGTTCACCCATCGACGATCGTTCAGCACGATGCCGGTTTTCTCGCCGTCGCGGATCGGCTCCCATTCTCCGATCACATCGCGCTGGCGCATCAATGTCTCGAACTGGACTGCCGTGCCGATCGCAAGTGACAACCGGCCCAACTCAAGAGCCTTCGCCACGAAGGCCTCGACATGGTGCAGCTCAAGCCTGACCCGCCGGCGACCCGGCTGCTTGAAGCGAGAGGCATCGAGGATCGCGGCAAGGCGCCCGCACTCTGCGTGCTCAGCGGCGATGCCGTAGGCCATAAGCCGCCGGATCATCGAGATGATGCCATGGGCCTTCCGAACACGCTCAGGCTCGCCTTTGGCCCTCGGCGCTTTGGCAGCGTCGTACCATTTCCGAAAGTCGGCAATGCCGAGCGCGGAAAGCGAGCGAGTGCCGAACGCCTTCTCGACCACGCTGAGAACCTGATCATAGGTCCGCTGCGTATTCCACTTGATCTGGCGATAAGGGCTTGCTTCGTCAGTCTGATAGCAGCGAACAAGGCTTCCCAGCGTGCCATCAAAGGGCCGAACGGTGTTGCGCTTGCCGCTTGCCCATTCGAGCATTTCGGCCTGCAATTTATGACAGGCGGCTTCGATCAGCCACCGGTGCGCGGGCACAGCTTCGTCATAGTGGAGCCGCACGGTCTTCGGCAGATAGCCGTCACGCGCGATGTCCGCGCGCGCCACCCAATGCAGCCGTTCCTTTTTTTTCCCTCGCCGCTTTAGGCCTGGGGCATCGAGTTTTTCATCGGAGCGCATCAAGGTTATCCCTTCCGTCTGGTTGCGAAACCTCGACGTTAGACAACCCGTAGCGCCTATTCCACCACGCCAGAACGGCAGGCCAATACCGGCCGCCCATGACAGCATCGATGCGCGGCATGCCGTCGCGCTCCAAAACCGTCGCCTTGCCTTCCCATGACTTCGCGTCTTGGCTGAGCCGACGCGCAACTTCCGCCTCGCAGGGGAAAAGCCCCTGCGTTCGGATATCGTCTGCTACAGCCCGCCGCGCCATCGCTACTTGCTCCGGTTGCGCTTGTATTCGTCGATCTCACGCTGCGAGCAGCGGTTCTTCGATGAATTTTGCCCGTACTTGAAAACCTTGAGTTCGCCCTTCTTGATGATCCGTAGCGCGGTGCGCGTGCTGACCTGCAGCTTATGAGCGATCATCTTTGTGCCGATGATTTCGGAATCACTCATTTGCCAGCGACCTCCGGCACCCGCAGCAATTGGCCAAGAGTCATGATCGTGCGAGTGCCAACCGTCGTTATCTGCGTCATGTCGCCGTCTTCGGCCGCGGGCCGAGCCTGCTTCGCGTAGGTCAGCAGCTCCGGGAAATCGGACGGCATTTCCGAATAGGTCATGGACTGGCTAAATCTGAATTCTGGCAGTTGACTGCCTTTCCAGATCGAGATTTGAGCCTGCGGAAACGGACCAAAGAATCGCACTTCCACGCGCCGGTCCGAATAGGTGTCGTTGTCGGCACGAGGTGAGGTTGCAGACTGCAGCGACCCGCTGATCGCAGCGGCCACCAGCGCCTCCAGCGCATCACCGAAGCTGTGTTTCACTTTGAGCTTCCGCAGCTCAGGGACATCCAGCTTCCACTGTCGAGCGTCGCCGTCGCTGTCACCCGGCAGGGACAGCTCACCGGTGCGCGCGGGCAATGCGTTGAACCGCTTCCAGCTTTCATAGCCGCTCTTGAGCGGCAGTTTGCCGACCGTCGCAGCCAAAAGCATGGAGGCGTCCCCAGCGTCGATATGAGCGGCGCTTTTACCGCGACCGCCATGGGTGGCGTGGCCGTTTTCCCGCAACGTCCGCCACGCAACATGCGTCGCATTCGGAGGGATGCCCAAGGTCTCTGCGAGGTAGATGCAAACAACGCCGGGAGTGGCCATGAATCAAATCTCCAAAAGAATATGACCCATTTGATAATCATCGACTGATTCCCGTCAACCTCATTAGACAAATATCGGATGATTTGGCACTGATTGGCACTGATTGGCAGTGAATGGCACAGGTCGAATGCCGGCCGCGCACCGCGCAGCCGGCACGCACCATCTCAGGCGACGACCACTCTCACGTCGTTCCGAGCGAACAGTTCCGGCCACTGCTCCATGTAGCCGTCACGATCGGCGATGCCGCTGTCGAGCACGCCTTCGTCCTCGCAGGATTCCTCGAGATCGGGCGAACCCATGGAGCCCGCGTACATCCGGCCGCGCGCCGCCTCTTGCGGCGTCCAGCCTAGCGACGGCTCTTCGTCTCCGTCATCAGGCTCGCGCCCATCGTGGGAATCATCCTCCTCGCGGTCCGAGCAGTGCTCGCGGTCGTCGCCATTCCCGGTCGACCAGCCGTCCTGAGAGCCTTCGCTCGTCCGGTAGGGCTTATCGTTCCACGAATAGTCGGCGCGCGTCGGGTGGCTCTCAAACGCTCCGAGTGACGGTTCACCACCATCGACCATGTCGTCACCGGCCGACCACGTCGATTGATCGAAGCCCTTTTTACCGGCAACGCTGCCAAGATCCGGCTCCCGTTCGTCGCCAGTTGGTTCGTCGTCCGCGCTTCCCTCGAAGTCGGCGTCGGCGTCGAGCTCGTCGAGAAACGTCAGCAGCCGCTCGATTTCCGCCTCAGCCTCGCTGCGGAGCCGCCCTAGAGCCTGGAATAGCTCTTCCGGCGTGATGTCGACCCGGATGTACAAGCCGCCATCAGCGGCCGGCGCAGCGTCCGGAAACGGGGTTTCGGCGACCCCATTTAACGGTTCCGACTTAGTACCGTTGAGGAACGAAGTGGCTACCTGTGCCGGTGGCGAACAGGTAGAAACCTGTTCCGCCCCGGAACAGGTTAAATGTTCAAGGCCGTTACATTTTGCGCGATCCGCCACAGGCGGAAACATCGGACGTTGGAGGGTCATGGATTTGGCTCTTCAGGTATCGGCTTATCAAGGCCGTCGCCGGTGTCAGACCGGCAGCCGGGAGTTGATAAACCGCTGAAGAGACGGTCCGGTGCACTTTTAAGCTTTCGCTCTGGACATGGCGCACCGCTCCCGGCCATAATGGCCAGGTTCGGTGCACCCGCCAAGGTACAACCAGCGCTGTAGAGCCCGCCAAGGCTCAATCGCGCAGACGACCTTCCGGCGCCAACCGGGGTCCGTCTTCTTCAGTCCGGGTTATCAAGCCCACGGACATGCTCATCTGATTTGGTTAAAATTGTCCACCCCTCTCGGGGCGCTTCGGCGCGCCTGGGGATATTCCGCCAATTGGCGGAATAGCGGAGAAATGTTCCCGCGCGGCACAATACTTCCACCTGTGCCGGTGGCGAACGGGTGGAACCGCCCGCGGCGGTCAAAAGAATTGTCACTCGCGAATGACATTTCTTTTGACCGCTGACCGCGCTCTGGCGAGGTGATCCCGACCGGCGCTTCTGGCGGTGCCGTCGCGGTACGGCCAGAAATCGAGCGCCGCGCTGTGCCGCCACGACCGCGCAACGCTTCCTCGGCCGATAGCACTCAGCTAAGCTAACCAAACCGAACTAAAAGCGGACCGGAAGCTCGACAATGCGCGGATCGGAAATAGCCTTGGGCGTCGGAATAGCGACGGCATTTTGGTGCATAGCCGCGCTGAGCGGGCTTCCTGCATCCACGGCACACTCGTTACTTAAGGATTTTGCGACGCCGGCCGCAACTTTGGTAGGAGCGCTTGCTGCAGGGTGGGTGGCTTTGAAGCTTGGCCAGGGGCAAATCTCCGTCGCAAGATCTCAAGCTGAAATTGCCGACCGAACCTGGCAGACCGCAAACGAAAAAATCGTGCTTGAACTGTTTGAGAGGCGCGCAGCGATCTACGAAGCGATTCGTGAAGCTGTAGGTGAGGTCGTCTGGTCAGGCGCTGCGCCCGATAATACGTTCAGTCAATACTACCGTGCGATAGACCGTGTTCCATACTTTTTCGGTCCGGAAGTCCAGCGCTACCTCGAAAAACTAAGGTTGCACATGATCGACTTGGATCTGGCGAACAAGATGCTGAATCAAGAAAACTCGGATCGAGGCAAATGGGCTCAGAAAATCCACGATGAATTCTTGGAAGTGGCGGACTTCTATAAAGCCGCGCCTGTGCTATTCGAGCCTTATATTAAAGCGCACCAAAAAGTTGCATAGATGCGCGGTGGCCGCGCAAGATCGCGTGCGCTCGCCAAGCGCTGCGCCTCATTTGCTTCTAAACAGGGGTCACCCATGCTGAGATTGCTTCTTGCTGTTATATGCCTGCTCTCGGCTCCAGCCCTGGCCGAGCCGATCTCGCCGGATCGCATACAGGTACTTGATGGGGACACCATCAAGATTGATGGCTCAAAGCCCGATCATCGGCTTGTCGGCTTTAATGCTCCAGAAACGCTACGCGCCAAAACCGACCACGAACGACGGATGGGAGGCTTCGCCAAGGAGCGCCTGCAGGAGCTCGTTCAGGGCGGCAGCCTCGATTATTCAATCGTCGAGTGCTCATGCAAGTCTGGCACGGCCGGGACGCGCTTTTGCAATCACGGCCGGTTCTGCGGGGTTCTAAAATCTAACGGCATTGACGTGGGCCAGATATTGATCAGCGAAGAATTGGCCGCTCCCTTCCACTGCGGGCCGACCAGATGTCCGAAAACGCCCAATCCCTGGCGTTAGCGCTCCTGAGCAAAGTGCGTTGCTGATGTTGCGCCCTATGCGCTCTTTTCTAGCCTCGTGGGTTCTGGCGCGCCGCCTAGCTTGTCTTCGTAGGCTCTGCGAGCCATCATCACTTCCCTACTTCCGTTCTTAAGCAAAACGGCCCCGTAGGGCGGAGGGATTTTCTGATCCACCTGTTCGATAATAATGGTCAGAGCGTTTCCCATCGTGAGAGAACGTCAAGTTTAACAAATGGATCCTTCTTGGCTGCGGTTACTATTAAGGCCGACTAAACGATTTCGTTCAAATGCATCGATGCAGCGACATCCGCGCATCCAACGCGCCGCCATCATAAGCGAGGATCTCCGAGCGCTTCTTGGCCGTCATCCCAGCCGCACGCGCCTTACTACCCTTCCGGCCAAGCGCGACCGCTGCGGGTCTTTCCCGTCATCCGGTGGGGTGGTTTCCTCGATCTCCCCGGTGGCAATCCGGGTGATCATGATGGCACTGCCGATCACGTGGGCGGGGCGTTTCTCGCCTTTGGGGCCTCTAGGCATGACTACTTCTTCTTTTCCGGATCTGGCTGTGGTTTCCCGTCCAACCAGTCCTCATTGTCTGCCATGTCGTTTAGGGCTTTTTCGCGCCTATGTTCCTGAGCGCCTTGCTTGAGAGATCTGGTCTTATCGCCACGTTTGCCGGCTTCCTCGGCCCGTTTCCGCAGATCTTCCGCTTTTGACATAATTTCCTCCTGCTTTGCGCTAAGCATACCACGGTGGCAGGACGGGCCCGACCCGGCGTCAAGCGGGATTATTTTCAAACTGAGACACTACCTGATTTACAGGGAGTACTACATCAATGACCGTCGACGCTCGTAGCGTGCGCGCATCCACGGAACCAGCCACCAAGCGATCGGAAACGCTAGCACAAAACTCGCAACGACGACGGCTGGGATCAAAACCGCTGCATGGTCCGACCATGATTTAATCGTCAACACGGGGATGAGACCTGCGCCAAATAGGACGGCGTTTGTCATTCCAAAGATGAGCCATGAAAGGCGTGTGCGTGTGTCCATCTTGCAAAGGTATGCAAAACCAGCTTTTCATACTTTGACACAGATCAACTAGATTGAGGCACTCGCTCCTGGGCAACAACGGCGACCGACCCTTGCTCGCTCATGCAGAACCATTGCTCCGCCTCACCTGAACGGGTGAAGGGGATTTTTGTTATTTGTCCGTTGACCGTCGGATCGATGAAGATCTCAGCGAGAGCCGTATCTCTGAGCTTTGGACGAGACCATCGCTGCCGACCGACCGAGTCTTTCAGCAATCATCGATCGTGGGACGTTCGCTTCAACCATCGTTTTTAGGGCCGCCATTTCGTCAGGCGTCCAGGGCATACCCTTCCTCAGCGGCGCCGGCTCTTTCATCCCAACCTCATGCCTATGCTGGCCTCAAGCCTATCTACGGCCTCGACCACGTCGTTCCTGTTAAGCACTTTTTGCGACTGATTGATCGTCTTTTTGGCCTTCTGGGCGCCCTGCGGGGCATAGTTCGCGAGAACAAGCTAGGTTTGGCCCCTCAGCGCTGGCGACTTTGAACCCACCCTCCGCACATCCAGGCCTTCGATCAAATTGGATGGAATCGGACGCTTTTAGGTCCCAATTTTACCAGGTGGTCAAAAGGCCGATAAAATCGCCCATCTCAACTCATTGAAAAGAAGAGCAAAAATACACCGTTTGACGGCGGAGGGCGGGATTCTGATATAAGGGGGATAAAAGGAACCGTGCCCAATGGTTGGAAACCCAGCGCTTTTGTTGAAACGCCTTCTGGAAGAAAGCGCTGAGCGGTCATGGCTCGAATTTAAGGTCGATAATTGTGACCCCGACATGGTCGGCAGGACCATAAGCGCTTGCGCTAACGCCGCAATGCTCGAAGAGAAGCACAAAGCTTACATTATCTGGGGCATCGAAAACAAAACAAAAAAGCGGGTCGGCACTAAGGTCGTTCTGGCTGATCTTCAAAAGGGCGGCGAAAATTTCGTGAATTGGCTGAGCAGGATGATTGAGCCCCGCCTTCAGCTCGAGCATCTCGATTTCCAACACGAGGGAAAATCATTCGCGATTCTGGCAATAGAACCCAGCTACGATAAACCTGTTCGTTTTTCCGGGGCCGAGTATATCCGCATCGGCGAGAACGTGAAGCCGCTAAAGGAATACCCCAATCACGAACGCTCTCTCTGGTTTGCCACTGGTCGTCGCACCTTTGAAAACGCCATCGCGCTCGGACATCAAAGCAAGGAAGAAGTTCTAGAAAAACTCCAATGCGAACAGTTCTACAAACTGCGCGGAGAGCCGATTCCCAAAAATGACGAAGAGATCGTCCGATGTTTTTTGCAGAAGGAATTCATCAAGGAAGATATGGAAGGCGGATATGACATTCTGAATCTCGGCGCGCTGCTGTTCGCCAAGGATCTTCCGCAATTTCCTTCCATCGCTTCCAAGTCCGTTCGCATTGTTAAGTACCAAGGGAAAGATAAGCGCCGATCGGAGGAAGAGCAGGAAGGCAAACTTGGCTACGCTGTCGGTTTTACTGGAATGCTTAAATACATTAGCGCCCGGCTGCCTAAAGAGGAGCTATACGATGGAGGGGTGCGGAAGACGAAGTCTAAATATCCTGATCTTGCCATCAGGGAAGTGGTGGCGAATGCTTTGATCCACCAAGATTTTACAATCCCAGGAGTGGGTCCTCTGATAGAGATTTACGAAGACAGGATCGAGGTCACAAATCCTGGAAAGTCGTTGATCGAAAGAGACCGAATTATAGATGAACGTCGATCGAGAAATGAACGCCTCGCTTCGAGCATGCGCGAGCTCGGAATTTGTGAAGAGCGGGGCAGCGGCATCGACAAGGCGATTATTGAGATCGAAGAAAACAAGCTGCCGGCACCTCATTTCCTCGCCTCAACGCATTCCATGCGGGTCGTAATTTTCGGTCCCAGAGATCTGTCAAAAATGTCGAAACAGGACAGAGTCTGGAGTTGCTTTTGTCATTGCGTCGTTCGCTGGCTCCAGCACGACTACATGAGCAACAACTCGCTGAGAGAGCGGTTTTCTCTCAAAGATGAAGAATACCAAATTGCATCTGCCGTGATCGCCGACGCAAAAAAGGCCAAGCGAATCATCCCGGCAGACCCCGATCAGGGAAAGCGGAACGCCAAATACATTCCTTACTGGGGCCGCTTAGAAGATTGACCAGCTTTGATCTGACGCGGCAGGCGCTGATCCTGGTCACCCCCGGCAATATTGCCGTCTGGGCGTTAGGCGGGTTCTATCTGTCGCTGATGCCGTCGCTGCTGCGGATCGTCACCGGCTCCGCTTCGTTTGCGCCATACACCCGAGGTCGCGGAAAGAGGGAAAGGGGAGCGAGAGCGTGCGGGGGAAACACGCGCTCTCGCAGGAAGATCGTGCAAACGCACAACCCGTCGTGTCATTGTTTTCATCCAATCGGCAAAGCCCGATAAGGCTCAATCGAGCAGGTGATAAATTCCGGGATCGCCGTCGATGGAACTTCGTAGGTGTTCGAGCCGATACCGGCGATCTCGCTCGATCGAACCATCGGATTCGAACCCGCGCGGCGCCGGAGGTGATCGACGAGGGCAATAGCCGCGCCCTGCAAATCGGCGGGCACCGGAATGCCATCGGGGCCATAGCCGCCGGTGTACGCCACCACACAGGCGCCGCTCCAGCATCCGGCCCGGTCGCCATAGATCCGTTCGAGCACACCCGATGCTTGATCGAAGGCATAACCGCTCGCGGCGAGCGTCAATCCGCGCTCGGTAACGCTTGCGATCGCGAAGACCGGGTAGCGGCTCAGCATCAACGCAGCCTTAAAGCCGGGAGAAGTTGGCCGGAAGGTCTCATTGACGACTTCCTTGATGAAGACCCGACCGCAATGGGTCGCGATCATCGAGCTTGCCTGACCGATCAGGAACGTGAGCGATGCATCGTCTGCCGAACCGGCAATACCCAAGGCCGCCTTGACGGTCTCCAGGGTGACGAGGTTTTGATTTCCATCTGGGGTTACGATCGTGAGCACGAGGTGCCGCCATGGGTTTGCGAAATGACGTCCAGAATTCGCGCGGAACAGCCGGCTTGTGAAGCCGGCCATCAGTGCCAACCTGTGCCAATCAGTGCCAAAAATCAGAACGACAGGAAGCCGGCCGGCCGATCGTCGCTTTCGTAGACCGATCCGCCGTGCTCCGCCGCGGTGGCGCGCGCCAGCGCCATCGCGGCAGCAACAGCCCCGTCGATCTTCTCCGCAGATCGGGCCTTGTTGAATTTGCGTCCGCCGGCAGGGTCTTGGTCGACCACCACGTTCGAGAAGCACCAGCGGAGCACAGGGTGGCCGCCATGCTGCAGCACGCCAGCGGTGATGGTCCGTTCGGTCGCGCTGACGGCGGCCGTCATGCTCTGATATCCCTGCCCGAACCGGGCGACGGTGATTCCCTGCTCGGTCAGCCGGTTGATGGTGCCGGTCGCATTCCATCGATCGATGACCACTTCGTGGAGCCGAAACCGCTCGCCCATGTCGATGATGTATTGTTCGACGACGCTGTAATCGACCACGTTCCCCGGCGTCGCCGTAACGTGGCCTTCCTCCGCCCAAAGCACGTAGGGCACGCTGTCGCGCTCCTGGCGCTTGCGCAGCGTGTCCTCAGGAACGAAGAACCGCGGCACCACATAGAAGCCCTCGGCGGCACGCGGAAACACCGCGACCACTGCCGTGAGATCGCTGGTCGACGACAGGTCGACGCCGATCCAGCAATCGAGCCCTTCGAGGTCGTCGAGGTCGAACGGCTCGGCGCCCTGGTCATAGCATTGCATGTCGAACGCCGGCTCGGCCGCACCATCAAGCCACACATTGAGGTGGAGCTGCTTGAAGGCCTGGAGCTGCATCGGACGGTTTTCCGCCTCGCGGGCGAGCTGGCGCAAGCCGTCGATATCGGGAAAGCCGTGCGCAAGCCCCGGATTGACCGCATGCCAGTTCTCTTCGTCGCGCCAGTCTACATCGGCCGGCGATTCGAACAGGATCGGCAGGAAGCCGGGATCGACGATTTCGCCGGACTCGACGCGCTTGGCATACTGATACATCTCGAAAGCAAAGGTGGTCTGGCCGATGCCGGAGGTGGTGATGGCGAACGCCAGCGAGCCTTTCGTTTTCGTCAGGCCGGTTCGCAGAACGTCCCAAAGCGCCGACCCGCGCCAGGCATGAAGCTCATCGGCCAGCACAAAATTGGGCGTCCGGCCGTGAGAGCTTCCGGCTTCCGCTGAGATGGCTTCGTAGACCGATGCCGACTTGATGTGCTCGATCTGATTTTTCGCATCCTTGAGGCGCGCAGCGGCGAGAAGGCGGGGCTCCATGGTGATGGTCCCGATGTTCTCCTGAAAGGCAATGCGGGCCTGCTTGCGATCGAGCGCGGCCGAGATGACCTGCCCACCCGGCACCCTCTCGGGGCCGAACGTGTGAAGCAGCGCCAGCGCGGCACCCAGCGTCGTCTTGCGGTTACCGCGCGGCAGCAGCAGGAACACGGTTTTGATGCGGCGGCGGATTGAGCCCTGATCGTCGAGGAACGTGTCACCATAGACCCGGCGGATGATGCGCTCCATGAACGGCGCCAGCTCGAACGCGTTGTTCGGCGCGGTCGACTTTGGATGCTTCAGCAGGTGCAAGAACTTGATCGCCCGCTCGCCGTGGCCGTGCGGGTCCGCGAGCTGCGAGCCGTCAGAGATCCATTTCGGACCAGGCATCGCCACCTCCGAACATATCTTTTTGGCCCATGTTGGCGCCGGGGCGATGCCGCGAGATCGGCGTGATGCCAAGCTCGGCGGCGTAGCGGCGGGCTTGTGCCATGCATTGGTTCATCGTCCGCAACGCGGGGTGCGGCCGGGGCATGCCGGTGCCGGTCGTCGGCGTGATGAACATCGGCTCGCTGGCCATGATAACTTGGCACTGCTTCACCTGAGCGACGGCCAGGCAGTACATCTCGATCGAGGTGGTATCCGCGGCGACGTATAAGCGGCGCCGGACAAGATCGCCGATCACGCGCGACCATTCATCTTTGCCCTCGATCGGAAGCCAGTCCGGCGCCGTCGGCAGCGCCGGCCGGTCAGGGCTGACAGGCGCAGTAACTCCGCCCATAGGCGGAATATCGGCGGCCTGCTCATTTGGGGGATTTGCCCAGCCGGCATCGGGCTCATCGACGATTCGAAGCTCTGGCTTTCGTCCGCGCATGATCAGAATGCCCTGAAGCCGGTGACCGACTTTTCGTCGGATTGATCGTGAACGTCGTGGCAGGGCTTGCACCGCGCGAACCAGTTCGACCGCGACCAGAACAGCTTTTTGTCGCCCCGATGCGGGACGCCGTGATGAACGACGGTCGCTGGCGACCCGCATACCGCGCCGTTCGGCCGAACGCGCGTGCAGGACGGGTTGGCCTGGAGGAAGTCGCGTCGGGCCAGATCCCATTTGGAATCGTATCCCCGCGCCCGCGCCGTCGGCCGGCGGGCATCGCTTTCGCGGCGTGCAGCCGGCGCACAGCGCGGACAGTCATAGCCAGCCGCCACCATCAATCCGCACTTGCAGATACGGGGCGACATGCGAGGCATCGAGGATATCCCAATTCGTTCAAATGGCGAAAACCCTTCCGCGAAGGAAGGGTTTACATAGGCTCCGGCGGTGCGGCTTAAGTAACCGGCGTCAGACGCGGATTGCCCAGCACCGCGGCCACGCTGATCGGCGTGGGGCTGCCGTGGGTGCCGCCAAAATCGGCCAATAGCTTCAGGAAACGGCGATCGCCGACGTATCCGATCTTGATGATGTCGGCCGCCGCGTGTGCAGTCTTCAGGGACTTGACGATGCCGCCGGTGGTGCCGGTCACGCCCTGGACGTCGTCATCGGTCACGGCAACATAGGTCACGTCGTCGTCGCTGTGCGTCAGGACGAATTCGATCTTGTTGGTGTTGGTGAAGGTGATGCCGCCGACGCCGACGCCGATGGTCAGCATGGCCGTCTCGAAGCCGCCGCGATCGATGGCGATCGGCGTGTTGTCGGCAGACAGCGAATCGGGGCCGAGTACCTGGACCACCTTCAGGTTTGATGCGAGATCGCGCATTGCGCTGTTCCTTGCTCTATGGGTTTCGAAGACCGATCGACCTTCTGCAGATTTGCGGAAGGTCGATCGCGTTACGGATCAGGTGGTTGCCATCTTCAGTTTGCGGACAGCTTTCGGCTGGACGACGCCGGCACCGACCCAGCGCGTGCCATGCAAGCGCGTGATGGCGCGGCGGGCCTGCGTGTAGGGATCGGAAAGAACGCCGAACTGCTGGCGATCGACGATGCGGTAGCCGGTCGCGAGGTCGCCGAACAGGATCGGGAACGTCGCCGCGCCGATATCTGCCATGTCGATCGCTTCCGCGACCGGGCGACCCAGGATGGTTTCCGGCTGGCCTGCCTGGAACGACGGCTGCCAGAGGTACTGGCCCTGTCCGTCCTTCATCTTGCGGATGGTGGCCAGCGAGGTGCCGTTCAGCACCCATACGCCCTTGTTGCGGTAGAATGCCGGCAGGCTGTACATCAGGGTGATCAGCGCATCCGTGCTGAGGTTGGTGGCGTGCCCGTTGGCGACATACGGCACCTCCGCGTTGACCATGAGGCCTTCCGGCTGCTTGATGCCGTCGCCGTTCACGAAGGCCATCGCCTCCTTCTTTGCGAAGTCTTCAGCGAGCGCACTGCGGACCTCGGCCTCGGCCATGCCATTGCTGCCCATCAGCAGCGAATTGGACAAGTCGACGAAGGTGGTCAGCCGGCGCGACACGATCTCGGTCTGACCGAAGGTCGGTTCGCTTTCCTCCGATTCCTCGATCTCGCCTTCCCACTTCGCATTGGTGATGCCGGTGCGGCGGGGATACTTGACCGAAGGCGCCATGCTGTTCCGAACCGTGGCGAACTGCCGGATCGGGCTGAGCTCGGTGATGTCGCGGATGATATCCGTCGACGTTTCGGCCGGCGCGAGATAGCCCGCCGCGGTGTCGTCGGCGACGGTCAGCGTCTTGAGGTCTTCAGCGGACGCATGCTTGTCGCCGCGGCGCAGATAGTCCACCCAGGCCTTCAGCTCGACGGCCTTGGCTTCCTTGTCATCGCCAGCGCCAGCGCCGGGACGGTTCTGCTTCGCCTCGATCTTGTCCAGCCGCTCGACCAGCTTCGGATCGACGACAGCGGACTTGCCTTCGAGCGCCTTGAAGCGGTCGTCGAACTTCTTCTCGAACTCGGTCGAGAAGTCGCCCAACGCCTTGGTGACGATCGACGCGGGATCTTCGTCGTCGCCCTTGAGGGTGACAGCAACGCTGCCAAGCAGCGCCTTCTTGGAAACATGCTTCATCGTTTCGTTCCTGCAGTAAGCGCGGCCGTCGCGCGGTGAATGGCCTCGGCAATGGTGATGGCCTGGATTGCCGACTTCGCGCTGGTGATGCGGGCGCCGGGGTGCATGGGGATCGTCACGAGTGACGCCTCAAGCAATTCGAGAACTGAGATGGTCCGGCCGCCGCCGCTGCGCGCCTTGGCCTTCTTGGTGACAAAGCCGATCGAGATGCCGCGGACCGCGCCGGACTTGATCAGAGCAAGCAGCTCGCGCGCGCGGGGCAGGGCGTTGACGAGCAGATTGCCCTTCAGGTGCAGGCCGTCAGACCGCTCAGTCGCGGTATCCCATGCGCCGACCGGATCGTTGACGTCGTGGCCGAACAGCATGGGGATCGGCATGACGGCGTTTGCAAAGGCGCCTTTCTCGATCATGTCGCCGACGCGATCGGGCTTTGCGAACGGCCACGCCATCGCGGTGATGACGCCGCTATCCTCGACCGACAGAGTTGCCTTAAGTTCGATCAGATCGGTCATGCTGCCACCGGTCGCCAATTTTTCGTTGCGGGGTCTTGCTCGAAGGAAGTTGCGCCTGGCGCTGGCCGGAGCTTGTCGCCACCGGCGATCGGCGGCCGATTGTCGAGCGCGCGGGCCTCGTCGACCGTCGCCCACGGCCCGCCGCATGCCTGCGTCAGCGCGTTATAGCGGGCCGCCAGATCGGCACGGGTGAAGCCGTCGATATTGAATTCGATGGTGGTGGTCTTGCGCTCTTCCGGCGTCAGCAGCTTCAGCCTGATCTCGCCTTCCCAGCGCTTGATCCACGACAGCAGGCTATAGGCGATGAAGTCAGCCCCCATTTCCTCGCTGTTCGACCAGGTCGCACGGCCCATTTCGTAGAGCATGTGCGGCGGGATGCGCAGCGCGCGGGCGATCTCTTCGATCTGGAACTTGCGCATTTCGAGGAACTGAGTGTCGACGCTGTTCAGCATCGTCGACTCGAAGTCCATATCCTCTTCGAGGAATATCGTCTTGCCGCTGTTCGCCACGCCCTGGTGCTGAGCCTCGAACGAGGCGCGCAAGCGCTCGATCGTCGGAACCGATAGCTGCTTCTTTGCTTTCAGCACGCCGCTGGGGCGCGCGCCGGATCCGAAGAGCCGCGCCGCGTGCCGCTCCAGCGTCAGCGTGAGGCCGATGGCTTCCCGTGCCATCTGCACCGGCGACATGCGACCAAGGCCGCGGATGTGCAGGATTTGCTCGCGCGGATATCGCACCTGAGTGCCATTCGGCTTCGTGTAGGTGTACCGGGGCTCAAGGGTGTCGCCGTCGGTATCGACCGATATCGACGCGGCTGGAAGGCGGATCAGTTCGAAGACCTTGCCCTCGACCCGGTTGATGAAAGCGAACGCATCATTGCGGTAAAGGCAGCCCGCCTGCATTTCCGACTTGAACGCGAAAGAGCTTTCCAGATCGGAAGGCGCATCGTCGAGCAGCCTATGCAGCGGGTGATCCGCAACGCGCTCTTTGCCGCCTCCCTCGACTGCCTGGTAGACGTGAACCGGCAGGCTGGCGAGGCTTTCGGAGATCAATCGCACGCCACTGGCGAACGGGACGCACTCCATCGCAGCGGAGGCGGACACGGCAACGCCGGACGAAGTCGGGGCAGCGCCGAACAGCGCGGCAACGCCGTCATAGTCGCTGAGGCCGCGCTTGCGCTCCAGTCCGATGGAATTGAGAAGCCGAGAAAACATTTCGGTCGCCGATGCCCGTGAGTTGAGCTTCAGCATTTGACCAGAACGGAATTTTTTGGAAGCCGGCGATCAGTGCCAACCTGTGCCAATTAGTGCCAAAATAAAACCGCCAATTCCGAGAGAATTCGCGTGTTGCTAAGACACCGGTCCGTAGAAGTAGTTGGAAAGTTGTCGACCCACCCCCGAACTATCGATGACGGTGCCGGCGCGGCACCATCGATCACGCGCGGCCGGCGACACCATCGGTTGCCTGCTCGCCGATCCGTTCAAGGCGAGCGATCACTTCGAGCACGAGCGCGGCTTCCCATTGCTCGAATGCGGCATCACCGGCGAGTGACGGCGTCGATGCGCGGGCAGCGTTGATCAGCGGGCGCATCAGCCGGCCCTGTTCGGTAGGGCTCTTGCCGATGACGGTGAACACGAGCCGATCGATGAACCGCGAGCGCGCATCGGCTTCCGTGAGGTCGCTCATCGGATCGATGGTCATCATCCAACCTTTCGCTCAGCAGCCACGATCACGTCGATCCGCTTGGTAGCGGGTCTGATTCGGCGCCACACGTCCAGCACGGTGTCGAGGAACTGCGCGATGATGTAGTCGCGGATGAACCTGGTCGGAGCTGCGAGGGTCACGGTGTCGCCATCCTCGCTGTAGATCGCGACCTTGTCGCCGAACCATGCCCGGAACCTATCATCGCCAAGCCTCTTCCTGAGCGCATCGCCGGCCGCCCCTAGCGGGCCGGCGACTGCACGGTGATCGATGCCACGCTCTCCCGTAGAGTTAACCTTCGAAGAAGGTTCAAGAGTAGGCAGGTCACCCATGCCCTGCTTTGGACGTCCAAATGACCTGCTTTGATGTTCGCTAAGCAGCTCACCCATGCCCTGCTTTGATCCGTTAAGCAGGTCATCGGTGCCCTGCTTTGGATCACCTTCGGCACATCCATTGAGGGCGGGTTTCGGGGCTTTCGCTTCCCACGTTTTGCCTACCGCAGCGATGAGGCGCTGCCCTCGATCGGTTGCCGATAACTGGGTTGCATCGCACGCCGGAACGTATTCGTTGGCCGTACCCTTGCCGCCGTACACCTTCCGACCATCAGCACGGAAACCGATCTCCCGCCGCTTTACGAGGATGTAGCCCCGACGTTCCAGCTCACCGACCATGCGCTTTGTGGTGCTGGGATCAATCTCACAGACGCGCGCGATCATCTCCTGGCTGATGAAGGCTAGGCCGGACTTGTTGCCGAAGTGGGTGCCAATGACCCCAGCCACCTTGAACGCCATGGGCGACAGCGTGGCATCGAGGGCCATCACGTCCATCCAATCCATTCGAAGGTGTTTCGGGATGAGGATGATCTCAGCGGTCATCGCGGCCACCATCGCAAGCAGGACGGAAAAGATCGTCGAGGAAGCGCTTCCGAGCCAATGGGCTCGCCGCCTTCCAGGCTGACCGAATCAGGCGGAGATCGTCCGAGATCCCGGACGCCTGGAGCATGCCATCCTTGATCCGCTGCCGGACCGCAGGGTCCGCCATGCGGGCTTTGGTGGCCTCGCTGACGGCCGCACGCTTTGCCGGATCGTCCCACCGAGCCTTGTTGCTCTCAGCGATCCTCGATCGCGCCTCTGGCGAGTGTTTCCAGCCACCTCTTTGCATTTCCAGTCTCCGTCGCTAGAAAGCGACGGGGAACGTGGTGAACGAAAGATCAATGGGTTATGCCCGTTTCCCAAGCTGCATACGAGGGTTCGATTCCCTCCGTCCGCTCCAGCACTTAGCTAAATTCATCGAGACAGTTTTGCCGGTGGTTTTGCAGGTTCTGTTCGCCGTTTGGCCTCCATTTTCTCGATTCTAGCGTTGATAGCCGCACCCCGGCCAACGTACCGGCGGATGATTTTTTCGACGGACTCCTCCTCCCATGCCAACGTCTCTGCGATCTCACGCATGGTAAATCCGGCGATGTAAAACTTCGTCGCTGCCGTTCCTCTCAGGTCGTTGAAATTAAGATCACGGTCAGATAGGCCAGCGTCGATCTTCGCAGTGTTAAACGAGCTGCCAAAACCGTTTGAGGTCCATGGTCGTCTTCGGCTGCTCGTAAGGACCGTAGTCGAATGTTTCGGAATACGGGCGAGGAGGTCTCGGAGTTCGCTGTATAGAGGGATCATTGCCTCTCGACGATGTCGGCTTTTACCCGTTGAAATGATGATCGCATCTACGCCAACGTGGGACCACGCAAGCCGAAGCAGATCGCTTAGTCGCAACCCAGTGTACCTGGCAAGGTCGATGGCATTGGAAATTTCCGCAGAACAATTCCTTTGGATATGCGTCACGTCAGCATCAGTCCAAATAATTTCCGAGCGGTCATTTTCGTATAGCCGTCTGATACCCTCGCAAGGGTTGCGTGCAACCAACCCAGCATCGACAGCGTGAGCAATGACACGAGAAAGTACCTGCATTCCATAGTCCGCAGTTCGTGGCTTCCCTTGCCATTTGTTGCGCCAGTTTCTGATGATAGGCCGGATTTTATCTAGCCGATCAAATTGCGCTATGCGTAGGTCTCCGAAATGATCGCTGATCTGATCAAGCCATTTGCCCCACCGGTAACGGGTAGAATCGGCTAATTTTTTATAATCACCACTTGCCTTGTAGTTGACCACGACAAAGCGAAAACACTTCTTGTCGGGTGAACGGTGTGCTTCCACCGCCTCATTATAGGACGCCACAAACTCCGGCGTGCCTGGAAGTCCACGCAAGCGAGGGCCACCACGCCAGGCGTAATGATACGTTTTGCCTTTGGCTCGTACCGTCGCAATCCCCTTCAGCTCAAATTTCAC